GGTAGCTGCGCACCCGGCTCGTCAGATCGGTCCATGCCGGGTCAGCGGGCAGCGGCGGCTCATCGTTGGGGCCGAGCTCCAGGGCGATGCGTACGGTGATCTGCCCGTTGGCGAGGGTCACGCGTCCACCAGCGGACGGCCACCCATGCGGGTCTGGCGGTTGATCTCGGCGATGACATCACGAGCCGTGGCCTTGCCGTCGCGGGCTTCGGTGACGTTGATGTTGTAGACGTTCCCGCTGCCACCTGATCCACCACCGTTGACCGACGTACCCGAGAGGATCTGCTTGGTCTGGTGGGCGGGCACGATCGCACCGCTCACCCCCGGCCGGAACAGTTCGAGGCCGCGCTCGTTGATCGGGTACAGCTGGCCGGCGACGACACCGCCACCCGAGGCCTTGCCCTTGTGCGCCGCTTGGGACTGCTGGATCGCAGCACCCGCCGTACCTGACAGGACCGAGCCGATCAGCGGATCCACCACGGTGCCCAGCAACTTGATCTGGTTGAGGGCGTCCTCGGTCATCGCGTTGAAGTAGATGTCCTTCCAACCGGGTACGTCTTCGATTGACTTGCGGACCGCTGCGGCCTTCAGTTCGGCTTCGCTGCTGTTGGACCGGAACTGGGTGTAGATGTCGGTCGGGGTCAACCCCATCTCATCGATCAGCGCCGTCGCCTGGTCCTTGGTCAGCCCCGCCTGGACCAGCGTGTCGTAGAGGCTGGTCGAGTAGTTGACCATCGACTCGATCGCCGCACCCGTGCCCGACGTGTCGCGCAGTGTCATCGCGTACTCGAGTTGGGCGTCCTTCGCTGCGATGATTGCCTCGCGGTTCTGCCGGCCCTTCTCCACAGAGATGTCCAACACCGTGCCGTTGTCCTTGAACGACTGCGTCACATCGTCGAGCGCCCGCTCGGCATCGATCTGCGTAGAGACCTGGCCCGTGATCTCGTCGTAGTAGTCACGGATCGCAGACGTGGCCGCCGCCGCCTGGTCCGCGATGGCCTTGAGCCCCCGTGCGTTGCGCTCGTGGGAGACCGCGGCTTCCTTCGTGCGCTCCCCCGCCTCCTTCGCCTTGTCGGCAACATCTTGCGTGGCGGTGGCCGCTTCGACCGCTGCACCCGCGTAGCCGCCGTTCGCCCGATCGGCCCGCTCCATCTCGGTCCAGTAGGCGGGCAGTTGGGTCGCGACCTGCTCGGCCGAGACGCCCTGCTCCATCATCGACGAAGCGACCTTGGCGTAGGCCTTCTGCGCCTGGTCGGCGTTGCCCGACGTGACCGCCTGGGCAAGGGCGGCGTCCAGGTCCTTGATCGTGTCAAGGGACTGCTTCATGCCCGTGCCGCCGAAGTCCGTCGTGACGTGCGAGGCGAGGTAGCCGAGGGAGTCCCCGTAGTCCTTCGGTGCGTCGGACGCCTGGCCGAAGGTGGCGGCCAGGTCCTCCACGCTGAGGCCCATCGTGTCGGTGATGTCGGTGACGCCCGATGCGCCCTTGCCGAGCTGCACGAGGTCGGTGCTCAGCCCGTCGACATCGATGCCCGTCTCCGCGGCTCGGTTCAGCAGTTCGAGCGTGACCGTGAACGCACCGACGCCAGCAGCAGCCACGCCGAGGCCGGCCCCGAACTTCGACAGGTTGCCCGCCTCGTTCATCTTGCCGGCCCAGTTCTTGGCCGCGACCGCGCCGTCCTTCATGTTCCCGGCCATCTCAATGACCTTTGGCCCCGCGTAGGCGGCGGCGACGGTGATGCCGGAGATCCCGACGATCGCCTGCTGTGCACCTTCCGGCAGGGCGGCCAGACCTTCAGCACCAGAGGTAGCGGCACCCGCGAGCAGTTCCAGTCCGGGGGCGAGGATGCCGCCTGCGGCTTCGCCCAGGTTCTCCATGGCGACCTGAGCCTTGCCTGATGCCGTGGCGTTGGCCTCGAGGCTGCCGCCGTACTCCTTGGAGAACTCGGCGAGGATGATCTTCTGGGCGCCCATGGTGTCGCCGCTGGCGACCATGGCACCGATCTGGTCCTTCTGCTGCTGCGTGAACGACACGCCCGCCTTGGTCAGCGCCGACATGCCCTTGATCGGGTCGTTGAGAGCCTTGCCCAGCATCTTGTTGGCGTTGACCACATCGGTACCGGTGGCCGCGGCGTAGTCGTTCGCGGCTCGGGTGGCCTGGTCGAAGATGTCGTTCCCTTTGCCCGCCTCGTTCCGGATGTTCGTGAACGTGAGGAGCATGTTCTCGCCGGACTGGACCAGCTCGTCATCGACCCCGCCGAGCTTCGACGTCTCAGCCGCGAGATCACCGATGTGATCGGCGGTGACGTTCGCCTCGTTGCCCGTCGACTTGATGACGGCGGCGGTCTGACGTGAGATCTTCTCGGATTCCTCGAACGCCTTGAACGAGCCGAGCGCAGCCGCACCGACACCGAGGCCGATGAGCCCCGACTTGATGCCGCCGAGCGCCTTCGTGGTCCCCTTGCCCGACCGGGTGGCTGACTTCTCCAGGTCACCAAACGCCTTCTGCGCGTCCTTCGCGTTCCCGGTGATGAGGACTTCGAGCCGCTTGGTAGCCACGTCTCACCACCCTTCGGGGAGTCGGTCGATGAACAGTTCGCGCTCAGCAGGGGTGAGCAGGCCGACCTCCCAGGGCCGGATGTGGAACACGTGCGAGAGTCCGGGCAGCCGTTCGGAGAACGCTGCCCTCACGCTTCCGGGGAGTCGTCGACCTCGTTGGTGATGTCGTCCTGCGAGAAGTCGCTGTAGATCGCGCCGGGGCACCGCTCGTCGAACTCGTCCTGCACGGCCCGCCGGCTGACCGGCCGCCCGTCCGCACCGCGCTCCTCGGCGATGAGCCTGGAGATCCACCAGTAGTCGCAGATGGTCTGAGCGTCGAACGCTCCCCGCTGGAACAGCAGCTCATCGACTGCCATGCCGGTCACGTCGCGGACGAAGCTGCGGACGTAGGTCGGGATCCCGAACGGCCGGTACACGAACGACAGATCGGAGCCGTCGAGGGTGATGCGGAACGTCTGGCGTGCTCGCTCCTGCCGTTCCTTGGCCGCGTCGTATCCGCCCGCTTTGGGCTTGGGTGCCTTCGCCATGTGGTGGCTCTCCGGTTCAGTCGGGGAACGCGCGACGGGTGATGTCCTCGATCGCGGCGCCGTACTTGTCGATGATGTGCGGGGTCTCACGGACGATCGTGTCGACGATCGCCACCGGCCCCTGGCCCTGCGCCACATCCCAGGTGTTGCCGACCCACCGCACCTTCAGGTTCGGGGTACCGGAGCGGTTCCAGCCGGTGATGTTGTCGACCACGCCCCAGGTCGCAGCGTTGGCGCCCCAGTTCTTCTGGCCCTTGCCTGCCGAGGCGATGCCGAGGCGCGCCCCGGTAGCGGAGCCGTAGCCCTTGATCGACCGGGCGAAGTGCCGCTGCTGCCCACCGAGTGAAGCCGCTGCCGCTTGCGCTTTCGGCTCGAGGTCCCGGGCGAGGGTGCGGTGCACCGACGACAGTTCGCGGGTCCAGCCCTTCGGCTCCTCGAGCCTGCGGAGCTCCTTGCGAAGCTCCGCAAGGCCGACGACTTGGACCGCCGGGGCGGCCACGGTCAGGCGGCGGAGGCGTCCGAGTTGACGACGGTAATCGTCAAGGCAGAGGCGTCCGTGGTGTTGCCGAACAGCCGGAACGGTGCATCGGTCATCACCCGCGACCGGGTGCCCATCGGGGTCAGCGATGCGTCGTAGCGGCCGTAGCCTTCGATCGTCACCGAGCCGCCGCCGTGCGGGTCGGTCGCGACGATCTCCAGATCGAACGGGGTGCCGGCGAAGTACCGGTCGACCTGCGCGTTGTTCAGGTAGGCCAGGTTCAGGGTGCCGCCGTAGGTGCGCTCCGTGTCGCCGTCGGGGCGGATCTCCGAGGAGAACCTGGAGCCGCCGTTGTAGTCGCGGATCAGGGCGTTGTCGCCAGTGACCTCGAACCCCTTGATCGGCACCGCCACGGAGTCGATGGTGAGGGTGGCGTGGTGCATCTTGTAGTACGACAGGCCGGACGGGTAGGAGGCGGTGGCGAGCGCCTTGCCGATCACGACCGTCACACCGGTCGCGGTTGCCGTGGTGGCAGCCGACAGGGTGGCCGATGAGCCGTCCGAAGCGACCGCGGTGATCTGGGAGCCGGCAGCGATCCCGGTGCCCGACACGTCCTTGCCGATGTCGGCATCGGTGAAGTCGGCGGCAGCCGAGCCGAGGGTGGTGTTGGTGCTGGTGACACCGTCGGTCACGGAGCGGGAACCGACCTGGAGCCGTTGGGCGAGCCAGTCGAGGCCGAGCGTGAGGAACGCGCCCTCTTCGCCGCCGATCGCCCATGACCCGACCTTCGCACCGCTGACCGTCTTGGGGACGACGGTGCCGTTCATGTTGACCCCGACCTGCAACGTGGCAGCGAGCCCCATCAGCGAAGCCGGGGTGAAGACGTGCGTGTACGGATCGGAGCCGGACGTGTTGACGGCGCCGAGCATGTGCTTGAACAGGGTCGTCGCCCCGATCACGGACAGCTCGAACGGGGTGGACCCGCCGACCTCGTTCAGTCCGCCGTTCGTGGCGCCCATCCGCTTCACGAGAGCGCCGGCCCGCAGGCCTTCGGACTCCATGATGGGGTCGGTGCGGTCGAGCGATTCGCCGTCGAGGATCGGCAGGAACAGGTCAGGGGTGACCGTGGTGCCGACAGTGGTTTCGGTCTTGAATCCGAACTGGGTCATCAGGACTCCTTGGGGTCAGCGTCGGGCGACGCGGGTTGGGGGTCGCCCTTGGGCGCTTCGGTGTTGGCCGACTTCTTGGCTGCTGCCTTGACGGGCGCTGCCTTCTTGTCCGGGGCGACGGTCCAGCCCTGCTCCCCGAGGGAGACGGCGGTGTCGTCGTCGACTTCGGCGGACTTCCCGCGCTCGACGGTCGCCCCGTTGAGGAGGTCGACTGCGGCCTGCGGGTGGTCCTTGGGCATGGTGACCTTGGGCATGTCAGCCCTCCGTGTTCGTGGTCTGGGTCTCGATGGGGACAGTGATCTCGGCGAGCGCCAGCGGGACGCCCTTGTTCGACTCGCCCTCGCGGGTCTGGACCTGGATGCCCTGGCCGTCAGGGTTCGTGTCGGTGACCTTCTCGCCGTCGGTGCCGAACCCGAGCAGGTCAGCGCCGGCCAAGATCCCCACGACGAGATTCGCCAGCTCCTGACACCGCTTCTTCGCAGTCGCCATGTCCTCGCGTGCCGTGATCCGCACGACGAACGTGAGCTCCGCGTTGTCGCGCTGGATGCGTGGCGGTTCCATCCCGTAGGGGAAGGTGACGACCCCGGTGGTGGAGTCACCGAAGATCATCTCGCTGGTGGTGTGTTTCTCGCCGGGGAACGTCGGCGACACATCGACATCACCTGTGATCCCGTCGCCCGCGATCAGGCTGGCGAGGTGGGCGGACACTTCGTCGCGGATCATGCGATTCCGGGGATGACATAGCGGGGCAGGATGTTGACGAGGTCGTCGACCTCACGGAACCCGGTGAGCCGTGGCGGATCCGCGTTGGGGTCGGGGGTGACGAACACGGTCGAGCCGCCGTCGAACCCTTGACGGGCCACATCGGGCGTGTTGGCTGCCCGTTCCATGGTGGCGATGCGCTCGATCCACTTGACGCACGCCTCGTAGGCGATCTCGCACAGGTCCGCGTCCGGCTGGACGTACGTGTAGGAGGCCACGACGGTCTGCCCCCGGCGGAACCCGCCCCGGTACTGCACCAGCCCGGAGGCGAGCGCCGGCTGGTTGGTGTCGAGCGTGACCGCGATGCCGTCCACCGTGACCGTGACAGCGGAGACGTTCACGTTCGGGAGGATCAGCGTCGTCGAGGTCCCCGCCGCCACCGTGACCGCAGCCGTCCGTTCGACGTACGCGTCTCCGGTGTGCCGCTCGAGCTTGCGCTCCCAGATCGTGACCTGTCGGGCCACCCACGGATCGGGGAACTTGCCCGAGTCGAGGCGCGGCCCCCCGACGGAGATCCGGTCACGAACCTCCGTCGGGGCCAGGTACGGGTCGGTCACTGGGTCAGGCCTTCGCCTTCGGCGCAGCCTTGGCCGGGACCTTCTTCGCGGCCTTCACCGGCTCGGCGGTGGGCTCGTCCGGTTCGGCATCGGGGGTTGCGTCGCCGTTCTCGGCGGGCGCTTCATCCGGTCCGTCCCCGGCGGGGTCGGCTTCGGCTTCGACGGCTTCATCGGTGGCCTCCTTCGCCAGACCGGCGCCGATCAGGTCGGCGGCCTCATGGTCTGGAAGATCGATCGTTCCGCCCTTGAGCGGCCACTCGACACCGTCACGGGTGCCGGTGATGTGCTGGATCATCTCGACGCGCATTGCGCCTCCTTCGCTTGTTCGGGAAACCGCAAGCACCCCGGCCACCGTGAGGCGGCCGGGGTGCGGTGGGTCACTGCGGGAGGGTGCGGGCCCCGGCCTTGATGACGGAGATGCCGATGGCACCACCCGACGACGGGGAGCCGGTGATGGTCATGTTGCAGCGGACGTACCGCTTCGACCCCATGTAGCCGACTTCCTGCACCCGGTCGTCCGCCGAAGACGTCGCGTTCGCGAACGTGCCGGAGAGATCCCCGGCAGCGACGTTCGTCCAGGTCGTGTCGTCGTCGGACTCTTCCGGGTCGAACGCGAACGTCCCGTCGGTGATCGTCCCGATGTGGGCGACGAACATGGCCTTGGTGAAGCCGGCCAGGTCGACGGTGACACCCGTCGTGGTCGACGTGACCACGTTCGGGAGCTGCGTCGACGACACGACGACGTCCTTGTTGAGGTCGCGCCCCGAGCCGCTCACGAGTGCTGCACCAGGAGCTTGACGGCGGACGCGTCCTGCACCAGCGAGTCGGCACGCTCGTAGGCGATGAACCCGACCTGGAGGTACTCGGCGTACCGCTCGGCGAGACGCATCATCTGGCCGTCGTTGACGCGCCGCACGACGTAGGCGGACTGCCAATCGCCGAACGCCAGGGTCTTCTTGGTCGCTGCGACCGTCGAGTCCTGGTCGTTGTTGATGTCGTACCCGTATCCGAGAAGGCGGTCCGGTTCGCCGGCCTGGATCGACGGTTCCCAGATCGGCCGGCCGACACCAGCGCCGCCGCTGTCGTCGCGGATCTTGCGGACGTTGGCCAACACCAGATCGTGGAGCTTCCAGCGGCACCGTCCGGTCGACCGGTACGCCGGGTCCACCGAGTGGATGAGGTCGATGAGCTCGTCGTAGGTGATCGCCGTCGCCGAAGCGGTGGTCTTGCCGGTGGTCAGGGCCGTCATGTACCCCTGCGGCTGGTTGCTGCCGGTGCCGGTCGTGTGCGCACGGTTGGCGCGGCGCGCCATCCGTTCGCCCATCTTGCGGGCGACGAGCCCCTCGATGTCGATGCTCGAGTCGTTGACGACCGCGAGCGACAGCCGTGCCGGGCCCGACGCCAAGATGTAGGCGCTGAGGACCTTCTGGCCGAAGGCCAGGTCGGCTTCGTTGGTGAGCTCGACGTTCTCGCCGACGAAGTAGCCCTCGTTGGAAGTGTCGTCGTTCGTCGCCCACGGCATGTCGTTGCCGCCCGAGGTGCTGATGAGCTCGCAGCCGTTCGTTGCGCCGCCGAAGTACTTCATGGCTTCGGTGACCTTCGCCCAGAACGTCTCCGGCACGGTGTAGCCGCCGGCGGATCCGGGGCTCGTGCCGAGGGCGCGCTGGCCGGTCCCGGTCAGGTCGACCATGGACGACTCGACGAGCTGGCGCTGCTCGGGGGCGAGGCCTCCCATGCCGCGGCGCATCCATGTGCGGAACGCCTCACGGTACTGGTCGATCGAGCCGCCGTCGCCGCCGGCGGGTCCGCCGGCGTCGCGGGTGGTCTCGTCGATCTGGGCGAACCGGGCGTCGAGCTCGACCTGGGTCTCGCGGTTGCGGATCGCGACGCCGAGCGAGTCGACTTCGCCGAGAGCGCGTTCCCACGCGGTCTCGTCTTCGGCGGTCATCTCGCCGCCGGCTGTGGCGCGCTCGTTGTAGGTCTGCGCCTGGGTGTACGCCACGGCGCGCTGGTCGATGAGTTCCTGGAGGGTGGGCATGTCAGTACTCCTTGATGAGATTGGTGCGAGCGGCGAGGGTTCGCTGCCGCAGGTTGTGGGTGGTGGAGTCGGCGGTGTCGCCGGTCCGCTCGGCTGGCATGCCGTTGCCTTCCCCTGGCGTGGGGTCGGCGGGTTCCTCGAGCCGCTTGGCGACGGCGCCGAGGAGATCTGAGAGTTCATGGGATCGCTCACCCGTTTCGAGGGAGCGGTGAAGACGCAGAAGGTCTTCGTCGGAGAGGTCGAGAGCCGAACGGAGCCGGCGCAACGACGAGTTGGCGAGCGCTGCGTCGGTGCCTTCGTTCGCCGGGAACGTCACGGGAGAGACCTCCCATAGACGCTTCACCAGCATGACGGTGACGAGTTCCTCGCCGGCCTTGCCGCCCCAGTCGGTGTCCTCCTGGAGGATCACCCACTTCTCTTCGGCGATGCTGAAGGCGAAGCTCATCTGGTTGACGTCGCCGGCGGCGAGCGACAGGGCCAGGTCGAGCGCATAGGTCGTCGGCGTCATCAGCGCTTCGGTGAGAAGCCCGGTCGACGGGGCGGTGAGCGTCAGATTTCCGGCGCCGACCCGCGAAAGCGGCAGGTCGGGGTTGTGGTTCTTGAGCATCGCTGTGCGGTCGTCGCTCAGAACATCGTCGAATGAGCTCGGGTGCATCTGCTCCCAGAAACCCCACCGCGACGGGTCCCCGATCGCGTATGGCTCCATGAAGGTTGAGGCGTGACCGCGGAACGGGATCGGTTCTCCCGGAGCGAGGTCGGCCGCTCGAACCTCGATGCCCGTGAGGGCGGAGGCGCGGCGTTCGCGACCATCGGGCGACCGGAGCAGCTCGGGGCGGGACTTACGCTGCTTTGTCAGTGTTGGCATCTGCGGTGCCTTTCGCCGAAAGCGGGACGAGCTGGCCGTCGACGCTGATGAGTGTGAGATTGGACGGGGCGAGGAACTCATCGAGCCCGTCGACGGTTTCGAGGTTCTCCCGGTCGCGGCCCTCGTTGCGGTTCAACCATCCGTCGGTGATCGCCTGGTGGTAGAAGGCGGCGCGGGCTTGGCTGTCACCACGAAGGAGGCCTTCGACGCTGTACTCGCCCCGCCATATCGGCTTGGTCCAGCCGCCCGGGAGGACGTCGTAGGTGAGTCGCTGCTCAACGGCTCTGAGCCATGGCAGCAGCGTGAACTGAACGAGCCCGATCATCTGCTGTTCGATGCCGGTGCCCCAGCTGGTGGTTGTCTCGACGTCGGAAAGGAGGACGGGCGGCAGACCGAACATGCGAGCGATGTCGGTGACGGTGAACTTTCGGGACTCGAGGAGCTGCGCGTCCATCGGGGACAGCGCGATCGGCTGGTAGGCCAGGCCTTTGTCGAGCACCGCCACGTCGCCGACGTTGTCGGGCCCGGCGGTGCGTTGCTTCCACCGCCGGCGACGGGCGTCGGCTTGTTGTTCGGTCATCTCCTGTTCGGACTTCAGAACGCCGGCGAGCCGGGACCCGTTCGCATACAACTTCGCTGCGGACTTGTCGGCCGCGAGTCCGACGCCGAGGCTGGTCCGGAAGATCTCGAGCGGCGAAAGACCTTTGATCCCGTCGATGCTCATGTACGGCAGATGGAAGATCTCCGCCGGGCCGAGGATCCGTGTGGCACCCGAGCGTCGCTCTCGAACCCGGTACACCTTTCCGCCCGGTGCACCCTCGAACGGTTCGACGTCGATGACGGTGATCAGCGCCGGGTGGATCGGCTCGAGTTCGACGATGACGCCGCCGGCGCCGTAGATCTTCCGGGCGTAACAGTTCCCCCACGACAGGGCGTTGGCGAACATGATCTGCCAGAACTCGAACGGGGTGCGGTGCGAGCTCGGCCGCTGGATGATGTTCGAGTTGGTGACGAGCTCGCGGGTGCCGAGCTTGTAGCACTTGAGGGGGAGAGCGGCCATCGTGCTGGCGAGCAGGGTGACCGCCCGGTAGTAGGCGGTGAGCCCGTAAACGGCGGTCTCGGACACGACCACGCCGGCGTCGGATGTGGTTCCGCCGAACCATTCACCGATCGATGGGTCGGTGAGCGACATGGAGGGGCTCTCGAAGGCGCTGCGTTTCAGCATCGCACCGAGGATCGTCACTGCCGACCACCGCGGCCTTTGGCGTCAATCTCGGCGCTCTTCAGGAGCGCGGCGATGGCGCAGATGAGCAGGATCCACAGCGCGCCCCACATCAGCGCCACGAAGATGCAGAGCAGGACGACGCCTGCCAGCTCGAGGAGCTGTACGCGATTGTCGGAGATCAGTGCCGTGAGGAGTCTCACCATACGTTTCCTGCTTCCTCTTGGCCCTCGTCGCCGACGGCGAGGTGCACGGCGATCGCCGTGGAGATCGCGGCGTCCATCTTCTTCTTGGTCTTGCCTTTGGCGAGCCGCGGTGGCAGTCCAGGTCCGTGGTGGCGACGGTGGTTGGCGGCTCGCCAAAGGCAAGACCAAGAAGAAGATGGAC